GAGGTCCCTATCGTATCTGCCACCCAGACCACTCGTTCTGGTTATGGTAGCTCTGACGTTGACATTACTGACACTAGTGAGTCCTTTGGTCTCCCTGCTACTGCTGATCTTATGTTTGCCCTTATTAGCACAGATGAGTTGGCAGAGCTCGGACAAATTATGGTGAAGCAATTGAAGAATAGATACAATGATGTTTCGATATCTAAACGTTTTATTCTTGGAATTGATCGAGCCAAGATGCGTTTGTATGACTGTGAGCAGAGTGAGCAAAATATTATTGGTGGTGATTTAGATGATGGTGATGAACCACCTACGAATAGATTTGGAGGTCTTGATTTCTCATGATTTTTGATATCAGTCCCGAAATGGATTTGTCTGTGGAAAAATTCCACGACTCTAAAATTTTCACCATAGATAATTTTTATAGTTATCCAGAAGAAGTTGTTGAATTAATTCAAGATCTTCCAAAAAGATTGCATAAAATTGAATCCAAACCAACTCAAAATGGTGTTCACTTTGAAGATTATCGGGACGTTGTTTATATTGAAGATCTAGAACCAATTTATTTTTTCTTATCTGTTCTTTCTGGTCATGAACCACGGACTTATGATTTTGTTAGTAATGTGACAAAATTTAAAAATTCATCATACAATGATTATAATAATAACTATTGGTGGCCTCATCTTGACGATGGTTATACTGCTATAATATATTTGAATGATAATGATGAGTCTGAATGCGGCACAAATTTGTATGAAAATTTATGTCAGGAAGAAAAAAATCTGACAGATAATATGCCAGAACACTCTGAACCTTGGAGGCCAAAAGAAAAATATAAATTACTCAAAACATTAAAACCAAAATATAATAGACTTGTCATGTTTGATGCCAAAAAATTTCTACATGGTATGCAAATATGCAATGATGTCTATCTAAAAGATTCTTTCCGAATGAATCAAGTCCTCTTTTTTGGACCATACAGCCATTGACTCTTGGAGAGATGAGGAGTATAATGATGAGGAACACAATGCTAAATGATGGATTCAAGTCCTAATGTATTCTGTATTTAATCCACGTGGTCAAAAAATTGCTGATTGCGGTGCTCATCGAGATGCTGTAAATCTCGTTAATATGAGAAACTGTAGATGGGATGGACATTTCTATCAATTCAAACCAATCTATGAAATTGTAGATGTAGAACCATTTCCACAAAATCAACTACCAACTAGAGACATCATTATTAATATGGATGGTGGTGTAGGTGGTAGTTGGCATGAAATTCAAATACAACAATCCGAACAACCCAAATTAGACTTATGAGTAAAGTAAACACTGATGCCTATCTTGAGTTTGTGAATGCCGTCACATCTCAACCTAGTAAAGATGCTGATGCCTTTGAGTATCGTATTCAAGAACTTCGTGGAGAGGGCTTTGAAACTCATAGACTTCTGACTGCCTCTGTTGGTATGTGTGCAGAAGCAGGTGAGTTTACCGAGATTGTCAAGAAGATTGTCTTTCAAGGTAAACCAGTCACTGAAGAAAATATGTGGCATATGAAGCGTGAACTTGGAGACATCATGTGGTATGTTGCACAGGCATGTATGGGCCTCAATATTTCTTTGGATGAGATTATTGAAATGAATGTTGAAAAACTTGTAACTCGTTATCCTGGTGGTGAGTTTGATGTTCACTATTCTGAAAATCGTAAAGAGGGTGATCTCTGATGAGTAAAAAGAAAAAATCAAAGGACGAATGGTCCTTTGAGAAAACGTCAGAAACTGAAGAAGCACTTAAACGTTTACATGAAACAATCCGTCAGCGTAAATTAAAAGAGCAAGACGATAAACTAAACTATGAAACAGGAGGCAAATGAAACTACTTACACTAGAAGACTATCAAAAAGCAGGAGAGACATTTTGGCCTAAGTATTGGTACATCGCCAAAGAACTTGGTCCAGATGCTAAGACTGAAGATATTATTAAATGTATGGAAGCAGTTGGAACCGTCGCATTAAAACTAAGAACAGAAGAAGATAAGGAAGGCCCTTTTGGGTTCAACAAAAAAGATACAACTGAATAAAATAAATAGAGGCGTATGCCTCTTTTTTAATGCCTTCTCTATCTGGTAACTCTACAAATGGCACTCCGAATTGGGATAAGTATGTAACTAATAATAATTATCAATCGATCAAATATACTATTGAAACTGCAGCATTACTTTTTAAAAACGTAACAAATACAAAGGAAGAACATATTTTAGAAGAATTGGCACCTGGGACAATACTGGATATAACAAGTCCGTCAAAAGTTAATATAAGTGCAACAAAACCATCTGGAATTGATCGCGCAATTAGCTCAAAACCTGCCGCCAGAGTTAGGATTAATGGTACAAATGGTTATGTTCTGATTAACAAAATTAAGAAACCTACGAATGCACCAGATAAAGTTGAAAAACGAACCATTACTATGGCACAAAATACACTTACTGAATTGAAAAGAATAGCTCAAGTTGGTAATAAACCTAAGAGTGGTATTGATATTGAGGTTGAAGGATTTGGTTTGATAAATGATGTTGCTACGGTAGAAAAGATTCCAGAAAGAGTTAATAATAGAGAAGCAAAGGCGGATATTGTTCTTAAAGATTCAAAAGGTAACAGATTAATTTACATATCACATAAAGCTGCAGGTGGTGCGAAAGCCTTCCAGCAATATGGTGGAGTTTCTGAAACCGCTGGTACTAAGGAAATGCCTGGATTAGTTTATAACAATCCAGAAGTACAACAGTATTTGAATAATCTGTATTCTCTTTACCAAGCTTCTTTAGATGGTACTGGAAATAATTTAAATCCATTTGATAATGGTCAGTTAAGTGTAGGAAGATTATATCGACCTATAAGAGATATGACTCTCATAAATCAATCCGTTTTTGGACCTGGATTTGGTGGATCATCAGGAATTGATAATGTTGATGTGATTGCACAGGGACCATTCATATTCAAACCATATATAAATGCTGAAGGTGATATTACATTTACTCTGAGATGGGATCATTTTGATTATCGTGGTGGTGATATTGATGATTTTAATGATGGTCAATATCAAGCACTTTTAGTTTCAAGAAGTGCAAGTGATAGACGGACAAAAACATCTCAGGGAGACATACCAGGAGTAAGAACTGGTATTTTTAATAGGTCTTATTTGTCTGGTCAATCTGTAAACATTGATGCAGTCTTATAATAAATAATATTATGAAAAACTTTTTAACGTTTATACTAGAAGCATCTAGAGCCGCTGCTCAAGCAAAGGCGATGGGCTTGACAGGAGACGGTCATGGGGACTATTATGATAAGGACGGAAACCTTATCGCTAAAACTGTGCGCGGTCAACTGAAGATCTTCCAAAAGAGAACCAAAACTCCAGATCAGGAAACTCAGAATCAACAGACTCAACAGGAACCAGATAATTCTCCACCTATTGAGAAAACAAAAGGAGCACTCACCATAGGATTTGGACGTTTCAATCCACCTACAATTGGTCATGAAAAATTAATCAATAATATCAAGGCTACTGCTGGTCAAGGCGAATATAAAATTTATCCTTCACACAGTGAAGATCCTAAAAAAAATCCTCTGGATTCAATCACTAAAGTTGAATTCATGAAGACGATGTTCCCAGATCATGCAAACAATATTGTGCATGATACTAAGATGAGAACCATCTTTGATGTTCTCAAGGGAGCGCACAATGATGGTCATACTGAAGTAAATATTGTTGTTGGTGCTGATCGTCAAGCAGAATTTGAAAACTTGGCTAATAAGTATAATGGTAAGATATATTCATTTGAGAAGATCAATGTAATTTCTGCTGGTGATCGTGATCCAGATTCTGAAGGTGTGGAGGGAATGTCTGCATCTAAAATGAGAAAGGCTGCTGCAGAAGGTGACTTTGATACCTTTGCATCTGGACTTCCTGGAACAGTGAAACCTAAAGATGCAGAGACAATGTTTTTGACTGTTCGCCAAAGAATGGGCATCGAAGAGGGATATGAACTCTGGAACATTGCACCTAAGTATGATTGGAGAGGTCTTAGAGAGAATTTTATTTCAGGAAATCTATTCAAAGTTGGATCGTTTGTTGAAAGTTTGACTACTGGATTTGTTGGAAAGGTGATTAGGAGAGGTGCAAATCATATTATTTCTATCACTAGAGAAGGATATTTGTTCAAATCTTGGATTAAAGATCTAAATGAGGTGCATGAAATTGGAACAGATTCTTACAGAGAGTATGTTCAGGACATGACTCCGAGAGAGAAAGTTCAGTCATTCATAAATAAAAGTAAGAAAAGACGTAACCGTAATTAAAGACGATGAATAGAACTTTTTTTGAAGATCTACCCGCAAGAAAAGTAGGTGGTCCTGTAGTATCTGCTGGTGGTTCTGAAAAACCTGCTGCTAAAAGTAATACCTCTTCAAATGAAGGTGGTAATACTGAAGAAAAGTCTGCTAAAAAAGTTCGACAGGCTGTATACGATATTAGATATCGTGCTCGTAGAGAGGATGTTGATCTAAAGGCGGCATATAGTCAATATATGGGCAATACAACCATGACTGGCCCAGAGAAGGATGCCGTCAAATCGAAGTTATTTGGTGAAGCATACAGTCCCATCCAAAAACAAATTATTGCAAACAAAGAAGAAGTTATTAAAAAGATCAAGGGTACTTTTGAAGGAGCCAATCACGATAAAAATAAGCACGGTGAACCTGTAGAGGAAGAAGTCAAAGGCGAAGGTTCTAGTAAGAAATTTAAGGTACGTGTAACGGATAAAACAAGTGGTAGAACTTATGTTCGTTTTGCCGATAGAGAAAAAATCGGATCACTTCGCGCCAATCCAAATATCAAATCTGTCGAAATGACAGAATATGGATCACCTTATGAAGGTGAGTCTAAGAAAGGTGAGCAAACTGCTGCTACGAAATCTGGTAAAGGTCTAGATCCAGTTGGTAAGGAAGATGGTGATGTTGATAATGATGGTGATAAGGATAAGTCAGATAAGTATCTTCTAAATCGTCGTAGTAAAGTTAGTGCGGCAATCGCTAAGAATGAAGAAGTTGAGAAAGTTGATGAAGGTTTACTTGATTTTTTAAATCCAAAGAATCAGGACAATGTAAGAAAGGGAACTTATCACAAAGATCCTAAACGTAAGGAGGGAACTATCTACAGCAACGTTTCAAAAAGAAATGAGATGCTGAAAAAACTTGAAAATCAATCCTATCAACCAGAAGGTGAACAGATTGATGAATTGCTAGGACCTGAAGCTGCAGGAAAAGCAGATAGGTTCATGAAGAAAGTTCAAGGTGGTATGGAGAGAATGGGTATCAAGATCAATCGTGGAGAGAAGGGCACTGCTCGTCCATCTGCTAAAGCTAAAGATACCATTCGTCAGAATAAGCAGAGTAACGAAGAGTTTTCTAACAAAGAAGTCTCTATGTTTAACAACTGGAGAGAAGAATTTATAGTTGAAATGGGTGATGAAATGGATGACGACACTGAAAATAAAGTCAAGGAAAAAAAGATCCGCAACAAAGTAATTATCAACCCTAAGCAAGGTGGACAATCTTAAAAAAAGCAAGTTTGACTATATATTAATAGCTCTTTGATGAAAAATCATGCTTGCATTTTTACTACCACTTGCATCGAAAATTATTAACGATGCTGTTGATAAAATTCCTGACAATGAAGAACTTGGTGAGAAGATGGTTGAGATCTGTCTTGTTATTCTTGCTAAAGCAGTTAAGTTGAC